CGTTCGGGAGATTCTGGCGTTGCTTGCAATCGTTCAATACCAATTTTTAAATTAGCTATTTGATCTGATACCTGAATATTAGGATTGATTGCTTGTTGGCGTTCACGACCAGCCGCAGCAATACGCTGTTGAGTCAAAGCCATTTCGCTTTGAGCCTTACGATAGTATTCTGCAAGAGCCATAGCACCTTGTTGGTCACCCATCTGAGACAACATCTTGATGCCTTGCACCATAGATTCAGGATTAGATTGGTCTATCTGTTGAAAGATAGAGTTTCTAGCACTAATCATCTTTAGTTGTGGGTCTTCTATGCCCATAGCACCTGCAATAGCACCACCAAGCCCTTTAGCACCCGCATAGGTCATTGCCGCACCCGCTTCACCAGGAGTCAGTTTAGCAAGGTCAATACCCTCACGTAAAGCACTTCTGCGTTGTTGCTCACCATACATTTCAGGAGTCAGCCCAAACAAACCCGCTACGATATTTTCTGCCATGATGATTCCTTACAAGAATTGAGACATGAGGTCTTGGTTGCCATAATAAGTACCAGTACCAAATGTTGTTGCTGGCGCACTCATAGCCGTAACGGGCGGTACACCACTAAACAAACCACCCACATATTGCCCCAATGCAGGGTTAGCTGCCAAACCACTTATTGCAGAAGCGTATGGGTTTCTAGTGGCATCTGCACCAGTAGCTAGAGCAACGCTTTGACCCGCACCCGTTAAGCCTAAACGACCTACGTTGTAACCTGCTGTAGACGTTTCTTTACCAAGACCAACGCCCAATTGGAAGGGTTGTTGTGCAGCAGTCTCAAGACCTTGAACTTGTCCCAAAGCAGTCGTATAAGGTGCATAAGCCGCTTGTTGACCACCATAGTATTGACCCATAGCTTGTGAGCCTTGACCCAATAGACCCGCACCAAACAACACATTTTGTTGACCATACTGTTGAGCATTAGCCGCCAATTGAGCCTCTTGTTGCGCTCTAGCGTTATACAGAGCTTGCAACTCAGGAGTGGTAGCACCCATAGTACCGCCTTGAGCTACAGAAAGACCACCACGACCTTGTTGTTGCAGTCTGTTTTGCAGATTAGCAAGTTCAGTCTCTCTGCCTGGTTGCAACAAAGCCATCTGCTGATTGAGATAATTCTGTGCAACATCTTGAGGGTTCTGAGCCAAATACTGATTGCCCAAACCAAACAAACTTTGTGCGCCTGTTTGAAGGGGAGCAAATGCCTGTTGTGCGCCTTCTGCTTGTTGAATACCAGACTCAGCTAACCTAACAAATCGGTCTTGTGCATTCTTAGCTTCGGGACTTAAAGTGTATCCTGCGCTAGTCAATTGCCCTGTTACGGGATCAAAACCAAACTGAGAAGCACCAAACCTAGTAGTCATTCCAATAGGTCTGAACTGAGCCGCTTGTTTGGCAGCAGCAGTCTCTCTGTCAATCATTGCTTGGGCTTTTTGAGCCGCTTCTTTAGACGTTTGTTGTTGCAGAAGACCAGCCGCAGTAGTTGCTCCTGCTGAAAACAAATTAGCAATTTGTGCAGTTGTTAACCCTGTTTTTACTAAGTCAGCTACTTGAGTTGTTGTAAGACCTGTTGTGGCAGCGGTTGTGGCAAGAGTTGCGGCAGTTGTAGCCGCAGGGATAGTAGTTGCCGTAGCCGCAGGCGTTAATGCCGTAGGTGTAAGTGCTGTAGCCGCAGTTGTAGTCGCAGCAGGAGTTAGCAAGCCAGGTATAGTTGCTGGTGGTGTCCCTGCTAAAGCACCGCCTCCTATAGCTAAATCTTGAGCAGTTAATGCCGCAATTTGAGCCGCTGTCAAACCAGTTGCGCCAACAGTAGCATTAGCTAAAGCCGCATCAAATGCTGGCACTCCCGATAAAACTCCCTCGCCTAAAAATGCCCCATTACCAATAGGCAAACCAAAAGCAGGGTTAAATGCCCCACCTGCCGCTGTAAAAGCCGTATCAAAGGCTGGAATGCCTGAAGCAACGCCCTCACCTAAGAAAGCACCATTTCCTATTGCAGGAGCACCAGCCGCACCTGCATTCAATAAGGTTGGCAATCCAAAGAGTACAGCCGCACCTAGTGCAAACTCTTTTAGACCACTTTTAACTTCTTGTTGAGTGCCAGTTTTCTCTACTTCACCAGTAGGTGTGTATTGGGTATACGCTCCACCTGCCCTGTTATCAGTAGCTTTGTAGGTAATAACATTCTCAATACCACCAATTTGCTGATCCATGCCAGAACCAGTAGTTTGATATACAGGCTGAACAATGGTATCTCCAAGGGTAATAGTCTGTCCTTGAGGAACTGTAGCCGCTGCTCGAGCCGCAACTGCCCCCTCATCTAACCCAACAGCATTAGCCATCTGAGCAGGAGAAACTCCATAGGTCTCCATAGCCGCAACGATCTGGGCATCAGTCATGCCTGGATTAGCTAACAGAAAATCTACAATTTGTGCGCTAGTTACAGCCATGATTGCTCCTTATTGTGGCTCAACAGGCCAAGTAATAGTCCAAGGGAAACCACTCTGCAAAGGAACATCTCTCAATGCTTGGCAGTAGTCTTTCCACTCTTGTGATGGAGTCATATCGCTACGAAATCTCCAATCAGTTTCTGTTAGTTTATCATCACGGGTCTGACGAACACTCTTAGCCTGTTCAGCATCCTTCTGAGCCTTATAAGCAGTCTCATGCTCAAGGGCTGTAGTTGTTACGCCCTCAACAGTAGTGTCTACAAAGACAGGGCCAAGCACATACTTTGTGTACCACTTACCATCTATTTGCTCAACGCCAGAGGCTTGAGAGTATTGGTAAACAGTCCCACCAGTAGCTTGTGGGCCTTCAAAGACTACATCAGCACCCAAAGCCGTTAAGACTTCAGTTGTTGTTGTTTCCCATGATGGGCCACCATTGGCTTTTGTGTATGCACGAAATTCTGCTTCGTACATGACTGCGCCTGTTTGTGTTCGTATTTGCATATAAGTCCTTTATGCTATGGCAATGCCAATGTAGGTGGCAGATGAAACATTGATGTCAGTTGCTGATAGCTGATTAACAATAAATCCTGTGCTGTCAGTATCTACGCTATCGTCTGTAGTGACTTCAGCCGCTGTTGAATTAAGGCTAAGGTGCGGGTCATTCCCACTCACAATTCCTCTAGCTGTGTCCCACACATACCAGTCTCCTGTAGAGTCGGTGCGCTTAATGAGAATCCACCTCGCCCCACCCGTGAATCCACAGTTAATTGTCTGTGATGAGCCATTGCCTGTGTATGAAAAAACTTTGGAAACACCTGCACAAGTGGCAAATAGGTAGGCTACGTAAGTTGCACCAGAGCCGTTTGTAGGCTGACCAGAACCAACACTAAATACAGTTGATGTTGGTGTTGTGTTATTCCAAACAGGGTCTGTAATCTCAGCAGTAGTGGAATTTAAACGCAAATACTTTGTATTGCCAAGACTGGCATTGTAAACAGTCCAATTTCCTGCATCAGCTCGATATTTAACAATCATCAACTCAGGCACAGCACCTAAGTTGTGTGAAAACGTAGTAGCACTTCCCGTCCCTGTATAGCAAACCTCATCAAAGAAGCTGGGGGCACGTCTGAAATTCCACCAAATAGAATCAACAGAAGCATAATAAGATGGAACTTGAATTTGAGTATTGTCCCAACCCAAAGTAATAGATGCAGTGGTTTCAGCGGCTGTGCTGTCACTTCTCAAGGTTGGTGTTGCACCAGAAAGATTTGGTGAATTAACACCTCTAAGCCTATCTTCCCATCTTGCAGGGTCGCCTGCCGAACGTGCTTGGGCAATTGATAAATCAACAGGGAAATTAGTAACAATCGCAGTTCCAGCCGATGCGTTTGCGGTATTGGGGCTAAACACACTAGTCCCACTCGTAGGCACTTTCATCGGGCCTCTGCGAATGGCTATGTAGATGTAGGTTTGTGATGCTTGTAAATCACCTTGAGTAACAAAACCTGTTGCTGTTGGATTTGCTGTGTCACTAAAGAATTCTTGACTAGACAAGTTTGGAAATAATCTTGCATCACTTGAAGAACCTGCATTAGCAAAACCACGCATATTGTCAACAATACGCCAGTTGTCTGTTGTGCTTGTGCATTTAAACATTACCCATTGTGGCTCATACCCCAAATTAACAGTTGCAACGCTACTTGCATCAGTAGTGAACGACCCACACGAAATCACATTGTCTGTACCAGTTAGGCCAAAGCCTCCTGCGTTGTGGGCGAATAGGTAGGCAACGTAAGTTGCACCATTGGCATCTCCAATTCCTGAAGTTTGTTGCGTGTACCAAACATCTATGCTTGTAGATGTAGCAACGTTTGTTGCTGTATAAGAAGCATTTAATGAAGCGGTTGAGTTTAAACCCGGAGTAAATTCTCT